ATGAACAACGTTTCCGGATTCTGGACAAAGCAGGTTGAAGTTACTGCTCAGGCCGGAGAGGTTGTTCTTGTGCGTTGCGAAGGTTTTACGTTTAAAAGTGATCGTGAGGAGAAAACAAAAAATGAAGGTTACAGCGTTACCGGAGAATAGGATATTGGCGGTTATAGTTTTACTGCTCAATCTTCCGGTATTGTTATTTGTATTAATAGTATGCGGCATTTATCGTAAAAGGAGCGTTACTCTATGGTATTAGAAAATATGAATATCATTACAATTAAGGTTCCTATTTGGAAAAGCAGGTCGGTTGGTATATCTGAGGACAAGTTGTCCGGAGAATTTATCGGAGTTAAAATATCTTATAAAGATAAAACCGGTAATTTTTTATATCCGAGCACTTACTTTATGCGGTGTTCTAAAGTTATGCTTTATCCGAGAGATAAGAAATTGCCAAAGTTGCATATAGTTCCAATAAGCGATTTTATGATCAAAGAACAAAATAAAGACTAAGTTTTTCATTTTTTTCTTGACTTTATTTGTTTTTTGTGCATTAAATATAGTTGAGTGGTTGCGTTCTCGTACTCCCGCGTAGGTAGCGGAAAGCTAATAGGGGCCGGGGACGCAAGACTCAGTAGGACGTCCGACGGAAAAACCGGGGCTGATCTTAAAAGGATCAGCCCTTTTTTTTTACCAATCCTTAATTATCATTTACTATGGCGGCAAAGAATTTATCAGAGGCAACGAAGCTTGAGATAGCGAAAATGATAGCTTTAGGCTATGGTTCTTCTCTTATCGTGCAAGAACTTCAAGAAAGATTTAACGTAAGGACTACTTTACAGAATATTTTGCAATCATATATCCGTAGCCCAAGTTTTATGAAGCGTGTAGATCAGATTCGTGCCACAATGGCTATAGAGGTTAATAAACACCCGATCGCGTCGAAGATCGCCCGGCTCGATTATATCCTTACCGGAATAAACGAGTGTCTTAAATGGCGTGTTCATAAGACTACTAAAACCGACGAAGGAAAGATTATTCAAAAAGAATTACGTCGTCCGTTTCATGCGTTGCCGGCCCTTATCCGGGAAGCCCGGGCAGAGGTCGAGGGAGATCCTGAATTAACTAAAAAATTTACTTTATATGACCTAATGCGAGAATTTGAGCCCGAAAACGGGAAAGGTGGAAATGGAAACGGTAATAGGAGTAAGTCAAAGCTCAAGGGACGAGTATCTGCAAGTAACTATGCAGAATCCTCTAAAATGGATCTATCGCGTTCTGGGGGTCCCGAGATTCTCTAAGGGCCAAGCCGATATACTTAACGCGATTCCGCGATCCATGGCAGAACGCCGGCCTCTCATTATCCCTTCCGCTAACGCACAAGGAAAAGATTTTATTGTCTCAGGAATAGCTCTTTGGTTTCTTCATGCTTTCGTGCCTTCAAAGGTAATATTCACCGCACCTACCGATCGCCAAGTTAAAGAAATTATGTGGAATGAGATCGAGAGCAGGATTAAAAAAGCTCCTGTACCGATAGAGGGTAAACTCATTACTTGTAAACTTGAGGTTGACTCAGAACATTTTCTTTTGGGGTTTACCACTAAAGAAACCGGCACCATGACTGGAAAGTTCCAAGGTTTCCATAGTCCAAACATATGTGTTATTGTTTCCGAGGCCCAAGCTGTCGGAGACAAGATATTCGAACAAATAGAAGGTATTACTACCTCCCAAAATGTATTATATATCCTGATTGGAAACCCTCTTCGGACCTCAGGTTTCTTCTCCCGGGCTATCAAAAACACTACTAAAAACATCGTTATTACCTTAGACGCTCTCGATTCTCCTAACTGGCGTAGAAGAGAAAACGTTATTCCGGGAATGGCTTCTTATCAATGGATAGAAGAAAAGATAAAAGAATGGGGAGCGGATCACCCGTTATATCAGGCCCGTGTACGTGGACAATTACCAAAGGCATCAATAGACTCAGTATTCTCACCGGAGCTTATCGATAGAATGGTTAAAGCGGAGACAAGAGCAACGGTCCGCAAAATAACCGTTTATTGCGATCCTGCCCGCCTTGGAGACGATGAGTGTGTTATCACAGGCATGATCTCCGGAAAGCTGCTGCCGAATATGGATATCATGCCGCAGTCAAAAGGCGATCAGGTGGTAAGTCATATTTTACAAATGGCAAAGCTTATCGGTGCTAATACCACGGGGCTCGAAGGCGACGGGTTGGGAGGCCCGATCGGCGACTTCGTGGATCAATTAAAGCCTTCCGGTATAGAGCATTATACTTACATGGTCGGCGGAGAAGCTGAGGACAAAGAGCATTATCAGAATCTCCGGGCAGAAATGTGGGATTATGCTGCAAAGCAGGCGGCCCTTGGCATGCTTTCTATCCCTGATGATAAATATCTGATCGAGGAATTAGCAGAAGTAAAGTATTTTTATAATGCTAAAGGAAAATATCAGATAGAACCAAAAGAAGATATTAAAGAACGTCTTGGCCGCTCTCCGAACCGGGCTGATTCATTTGTTCAAAATGTATGGCTTCAAAGGGAGGCTGTGCCTATTTCCGGGAAAGACAAGGACGCTTGGGACGACGACAATCCCGAGGACAGTAAAGATGTTGACTGTGATGTGGAAAGTGCTTTTGTAGCTTAAGGAGGCTTACTATGCCTGAGACTGAAACAAAAAAGAAGAAGAATACCGTAGATGATGATGATCTAAGATGTGAGATAATTTCACGTTTTGATACCTGTAAAGAGTATTTTTCTGAATGGAACGATGAGGCTGAGGAAGACTACGAATTTGCACTTGGCGATCAATGGACAGAAGAGGAGCGGAATAAACTTAAAGAGCAGAATCGTCCGTGTCTTACGTTCAACAGGATAAAGCCCATTATAAACATTGTTTCCGGATACCAACGCGAAAACTCTGCCCGGATAAAAGTTTCACCGGAAGGCGGGGAGGACCGGGTTTTTAGCGAGATAATGGATAAGTGCATTGGTTTTATTGATCGCAAGGCGAAGCTTGAGTACAAGCTCGGCTATTTGTTTGACGACGGTCTTTATTGCGGCAAGGGGTTTATAGAGGCAGTCAGAACCTTCGATAAAGATATTGTCCGTGGAGAATTGAAGTTCATACTTAACGGTCCTTTCCAGATACTTCCTGATCCTAATTGCATGGAGTATGATTTAAACGAGGGTGCTGAATACGTTTTCAAGGTGTGTAAATATACAAAATCAAAGCTAAAGTCAATGTTTCCAAAGAAAGCTAATATCATTGACGATTTTAGCGAAGACACCGACGATATAGAAATAAACTCCGGTGCGGGGGTGTTGACGGAAGGAGACGCGGACGATTATGGTGCTAAACCTAACAGGGCTACCAAAGTTAAGAGAACCAGAGCTTCCATTGCCTCGGGAGAAGAAGAACTTGATTCTGATATTACTTTCACTTACAAAGAGTATTGGCGTGCAAAAGAAAAGACTATATTCTTCCTGATAGATTCTTCCGGTTTACCGGTGCAGTTTGATTCTAAAGAATTAGCAGAGAAATACATTGTTGACAATAATTTGTCGGAGAGAAAGATTTACGAGAGACAAAAAAAGCAAATGTGGGTTGCGATCATGGTATGCGGCCACATACTCGAAGACGATATATCTCCTCACGAACCACATTACTCAGGATATCCGTTCTTTCGTTATATGGCTGATTGGGTGCCTTCATGTAAGAATGAGCTTCTTAAGGTGCAGGGTATGACGCGGAGTCTTAAAGATCCTCAGCGAGACAAGAACAAGAGCCGTTCACAATTCCTGCATATCTTAAACACCTCAGCAAATTCAGGTTGGAAGGGTGATCGTAATGCCTTGAGCCCGGAAGGTTGGCGTCAATTAAAGAAGATGGGATCTTCTCCGGGTATTGTGGTGAAACAGAAACCGGGTACTAATTTACAGGAGATACTGCCGAAGTCTCCTCCTTTAGGTTTTTTAGAACGCGAACGATCTGCCGATGCAGAGTTTAAAGAAATATCTTCTATTAACCCCGATCTCATGGGTATTCAGGAAGGAACGTCTTCCGGGAAAGCAATTTCTTTAAGGATTAAGCAGGCGGTATTGTCTCTTGCGAGAATGTTTTCGAACTACTCGTACACGAAAGAACTTTTAGGTTTGTTTATTCTTCAAATGATACCGGAAGTTTTTGATGTTGAGCGAGTAAAGCGTGTTGTCGGGGCTAATTATATTAATTCTTTAAAAGAATCCGGAGATCAAAGATTTGCCGAGGGCTTACAAGATTCACATATCGAGGCTTTCTTGCAGTTGGTAAAAGATTCCCGGTACGATCTTGAAGTGAGCGAATCATCGAAGACTAAGACGATGCGGTATGAGATATTCCAACAGTTGCTTGATCTTGCCAATACTCCGCAGGGTCAGTTATTGCCACTTGAGTTTATTATAGACTACTCTGATATTCAAAATGCCGATGAGATAAAAGAGCAAATTAAGAACGGGAGGGAAGCACAGGCAAACGCTAACCGGCAGGTGCCCGGTAAATAGCGGTAAGAGCTTTACGCCTAACGGCGAGTGCGGATACTCTTTCCGATAAAAAAGAGGAGGATCATTATGGCAGAACTAACAGAAATTGAACAAAAGTTAAAAAATGGCACGGAGCTTACTCCGGAAGAAACGAAGAAAGCTCTGGAAAATTCTTCTGTAACTAAGCAGGCCGGCGAGGTCGATGATAAGGTTTTTGAAGCAGCGGAAGAGATAGAGACAGAAGAACAAAAGAAAGCTAAGGCGTCCAAAAAGGACGATATTACACCTCCTGAGCCGGGAGATAAAAAGGCTGAAACTCCGGAACCGGAGAAAACGCCGCAAGGCGAAGAGATCAAGGGCAGGGAAGGCGATGATACCAAAGAAAAATTGGAGAAAGAGCTTTCTAAGCCTGACGGTGAAGAGGATTTGACTAATTTCTCTCAACGTGAAAAGGGATTGTTTTGGGAATTACGCCGGGAACGGCGAGCACGGCAGTTACTTGAGGAGGAAAACTCTCTTTTGCAGCAACAGCAGCTACAAGCTACGTTGAGCAAAAAGGATAAGACTACCGATAGTCAGCCGAAAGAAGAAGCGGAAGCGTTACCTCCCGAAAGAGATCCCGATGATTTTGTAACTTTCAAAGATATCCAGAGTATGACTTCTGGAAAAGGTAAGGGAAAGACAGAATCCGGTGAGGCAGATTTTTTCAAGTCAAATTTCCTTAGAGCCTGTGAAGAGGTAGCGAGGACAAAGTTCCCTGATTACGATGAGGTGATCGAATGTTCTCCGGAAATAATTCAGAACGGAAAGCATAAGACGCTGTATGCCTCTAAAATACAAGAGGCGGTGATCAAGGGACAGAATCCTGCTTTGGTTGCTTACGAGATTATCAAGAAGGATCCTGATTTCAAGAATACTATTGATATCGCACGGGCAAGGATCAAGGCTTTGGGAATTAAGCTACCGGAAAAGAAAGAGGAAGTTGTGGTTGACAAGGGTAAAAAGGTAGAGGAAAAGGTAGAAGAAAATTTATCAAAAGTAACAACGTCCGGACACCATTCAGGTGGCGTTGATAAAATCGATGCCAAGGAACTTACTCTGGAACAATTGTCAAGCATGTCTCAGAGTGATTTCCGTAAGATCCCTAAGTCTAAAAGGGAATATTACCTGAAAAAGTACGGATAATAAGGAGTTAGATCATGGGCGATAGTGCGACAATTGCGGGTCTACGGGCAGAGGTTTGGAGGAAGGAACTCTTCGAGGACGTAAGAGATAACCTGTATATGCAACGCTTCATGGGCACCGGGCCTGAGAACATGGTACAGGAACTTACGGACCTTAAAAAAGAAAGAGGTTCTAATATCAACATCGGTTTGGGTATGAAGCTTTCCGGTGCAGGTATCACGGGAGACAATACCCTTGAAGCATCTGAGGAAACAATGGCTGATTATGACGAAGATGTTGCCATTGATCAGTTGCGTAATGCGGTAAGAATGACCGGCAACATGGACGAGAAGAAATCAGCGTATGACATGCGGTCTTCTGCTAAGGCACGTTTGGCGGATTGGTTTGCTGAGCAAATTGACTATGAAATAGTCAATAAGGCATGCGGTAATACAGCGGCCACGTTCTCCAATACACCTACGGTAGCGGCAGCGACGCGTTCTGTTTTTGCCGGCGGTGCAGCAGCAGTAGCAAACATTACTACTGCGATGAAAATGGACACGAAGGTTTTGGACAAGGCAAAGCAAGTGGCTGTTCTTGCAAGTCCTAAGATAAGGCCTATAAGAGTTAATGGTAAGCAATATTATGTTGCTATCCTTCACCCTTATGATGCCTTGAATCTTCGTCAGGATCCTGTGTGGAATCAGGCACAAAGAGAAGCGAATATCAGAGGGGAAGACAATCCTATTTTTACCGGTGCATTGGGAACCTATAACGGTATCGTTATTCATGAACATGAATATGTGTACCGTACCAATGACGGAGATACTGCTGCATATGTAGCCCGTAACGTTCTTTGCGGACAGCAGGCGGTAGTGTTTGCATGGGGAAAACCTGTAAACTGGGTTGAGAAAAGTTTTGACTACGAGAACAAGTGGGGTATCGCAGTAGGAGCTATATTCGGCGTGATTAAACCCATATTCAATTCACTTGATTATGGTGTAGTTACAATGTTCTGTGCATCTGCGGCCGCTTCTACAAGCTGATCATCAGTATAAGTAATTAGTGGAAGACTATCCGGGACCTGCAACACACAGGTCCCGGATACTTCCCGAAACAAGGAGTATATAGCATGAGTACGGGATATAGTGAAAAGATTAACAAACGGGGATTTTGGCAGAAGGGAATATTCACTCTGCTTAATTCTCTGGTTGCTAACTTCAATACTTTCCTTACCAAAATAGACACCGACATAGGCGGTGCTGCATATGCTACTGCGTACACTATTTCAACGCCTACGATAGGTACGACTTACGGTAAGGATCTTAAACCGAACGGCATGTATATCGGCGACCTTGTTTCTTTGTGCAAGCAATTGCGGACCAACTTCAATGCTGCAATGACTGCTTTAGCGGCTGATGCGGGGGTAAACGGTACTACCATATTTACTAATTTAAAATTTAGTAGTATAGAATATTTGATCGATGAAAGTAATGCCGGCGTAAAGAACTTAGGGTATCATCAAGGAAAAATTGTCGAGTTTCTCGACATTTATCTATCGCAGTTTAATACGGCACTTTTAGCCTGCGATGCTGATTCTCAGCTTACTGATACAGATTACTTTACTACTTTGGGTATTGGTGATGTGGTTGAGAGTAGCTCATCGAGCTCCTCATCTTCTTCGTCGTCAAGCTCCAGTAGCAGTAGTTCCTCAAGTTCAATATCATCGTCGAGCAGCTCATCGTCAAGATCATCGTCGAGCAGCTCCTCAAGCAGTAGCTCTTCTTCGAGTTCGTCTTCGAGAAGTTCAAGCTCATCGAGTAGTAGCTCTTCTTCGATGAGTTCAAGCTCATCGAGTAGTAGCTCTTCTTCGAGAAGTTCAAGCTCATCGAGTTCAAGCAGTTCATCGAGCAGCAGGAGTTCAAGTTCGTCCAGTAGTTCTTCATCGTCGAGCAGTTCTGAGAGTATAGGATAAGGAGGACAATTATGCCAAATTACAAGATCGGAAGAGCACAC